GGTGCTTTTGTTTTAAAGTCTGTTTCTTTAGTAGCAGTATCTTTAACAGTAGTATTAGCTACAAACTTTTCTGCTATGTAATCATTATACAACATAGGATCTACAGTCTTGAGAAAGAAGTTAAACCCTTGGCTAGCGCCACAGTTATGGCAATAATAGGAGAACTTATTGTCTCTTTCTAGAAGCCATCCACGGGCCTTAGAGCGACTCTTCTGTGAGTCACCACATATAGGGCACCTAAAATTAATTTTATACGGGTTAGTGTGTTTGATCTTAAAGTGTTCAAGACGACCAGACAGCAGTTGCGCGTATTGTATGTCGATGAATTCAGCCATATTATAGTATCCACAATGTTTACATGTATAAGTACATTATACCACACAAGTAGTAGTTTGTACACATATATTTACATGTATTTTTAAATTATAGATTTATTATACACCAAGATCGGTTGTGTGTCAACCACCAATTAGCATAGACCAGTTAATTTCCGCAAATAACACCACTAGACCGGCACCAATACCCATAACGTACCACCGCCATGATTCTAGTACACTAATTTTGTCATCTATCTTGCTTAAACGTATATCTAATGATCCATTCATTTTACCAAGCTGGGTCATTATTTCTGCGTTGCGGGTTTTACGGTCATGCTTTGTTTCGTCTGCTAGTATTTGGTGGTCGGATCGTGCTGAAACTCTTTGTGCTTCTAGTCGGCGATGCAGGACGTCGGCGCGCTGCTTATCTTCTGATTTATGCTCAGCCATACGTTCCTCTAACTGATCTAACTTCTCAGCAGTGTTCTCGGCCATAGCATCCATAACAGCAACTTTTTGGCTCACTTCGGCCATAGTCTCTAGCGCAATATCAAACTTCGCAAAAAACCTCTCAATTTGTTTAATGTCTTTTTTTATTAAGGCGACATCAGTACTTAAATTAGTATTATTATCTACCATTTGATTATAGATTCCCCGATTTAAATAGAAAAAACCCTGAAATTACTATTAATCACAGGGTCACTACATTCTACATAATATACTTTCATACCTATTTATTCATCAAACGCATTCTCATACATAATAATTATACTTTTTTGTTGTTGCATATATGCTCTGACATCACTAAGATTTAAACCGATGTTTTCATATCCATCTGCAGTTAATGCAAATAAGACTTTATCGTTTTTAAGGTTTTCAAAGACTTCATCTATATTTTCTGGGGTTATAATAACAAATTCTACATCCCGAAGCGACAAGGCATCAGCATTAGGAACTATAGGTTTTGGAGGTGTTACGTATTCAGTTTGTGTTATTATCTTCGCTGGGGGTGCTACTGGGTTCGACGAGCACGCCACTAGAGACAAGATCATCATAAATCCAAGGGCACTCGCTGTTAAATGCTTTACCATTCTTTGCGCTCCTTTCTTTTTCAGTTAACGGTGCATTAGATAACAATTCGAAACAACGATTTGCTTTACCTGTTGCATTATTCACAACTCTTTCAACTAAGGCTGGTTTAGCAGAAGCAAGTGCTCCTAGATCATGCTTACCTAATCTGTCTTTGAGTTGGTTGTTTTGAGAACGAATCTTACTAAAGTTTTCTTGAAGTTGATTGTATTGTTCTCGTTGACGCTCTACATTAGCTTCCATACGCTCGATAGTTGCTATATTTGTAATGTTGACTTCTTCAAGTTTGTCAACATTGGCGGTCAGCGTTGCGTTGTACGCTGTTAATGTTTCGATCTTAGTCTGAGTGGTGTCATAGTACCATGCACCAGCACCACCCAGAGCTAAAAGAATCATTCCTACATATACGAAAGAAGGCATAAGATTACTAGACTAAGACTTACTCGTCTTCGTCATCATCCTCGTCTTCATCTTCGTCATCAGCTTTTTTCTTTGCTTTACCTTTTTTCAAAAAGGCAGGCTTATCATCTTCGTCATCATCTTCATCTTCGTCTTCATCTTCGTCAGCTTCTTTTGCTTCCATCATTTCGACGTACTTTTCTTCAAGCTTAAGTTGAATACGAGTTTGAATTTCTTCTCCGAACGCTTCTTTCATTTCAAGCGGACGGCCTGCCATTGCTTCTGCAACTATTTTTTCTAAAGACATGTTAATCTCCTTTATGTTATTTGATATTGTATTCTATTTATAATTATCCGTACATCTTAGCTTGAGTTGCAGAACCAACAATACCGTCTGCTACTAAGCCATTACGTTTTTGCCACTTTTTAACAGATGTTTGTGTACCAAAACCAAAGTCACCATCTGCTGATATGCCGAGAGCTTTTTGCATTTTTGCTACATCGTCACCCTTCATACCTTTACGAAGTGTTCTTGAACCGCTTGATTTAGCTAGTGCTTGTGGAATATCTTTACCACCAAGAATAGCTTTAGCAGCTTTGTAACGTTTATTACGATCTTCTAATCCAATAGTACCACCATTAATTTTCTTGGTTAGTCCTAAGTTATCATCTGCATCTGCAAAACGTTCTAATTTGTTTGTTGCCCAAAACCAGCAAGCTGATTCAATCGCGCCTTTAGGAGTAGCTACGTATTCTGCTGCTTCTTCTGCTGATAATCCGACTGACTTTCCAAATGCTGTATAATTATTCCGGCCTGTAAGTTGCTTAATACCGCGGCCCCTAAATCTCCACCCATCGCCGGCATCGGTATTACCGAGTGCGCCTCGTTTAGAGCGGAATTCATCTTGGTAGACGTAGTTTGCAATCTCTTTAGGATTGCGCGCATAATCTTTCGCATTTCTTTTTCCTTTTCCAAAATAACGACCAAACACTGAGTTGAGTGCTTTTTCGCTATAGTTTAAATTTTCTTCAAGACGCGTAAAGTCAGCTGATTCGTGAGCACATTGTGCCATAAAGCCTGCAATGCGGTTAGGTGTATTAATTTCATATTCTTCAAATAATACTACTGCTGCATCAAACCATGCTTTTGTATCTTTATTGCGTGGAATCATCGCGCCGAATTGTTCTAAAGTAATCATTGTGTAGGTACTCCCATTACATCTCTTAATCTTTTCTTCTTGTCAGATTTATTTCCTGACGTCCACTTCTTCTGTGCTGCTTTAGACATATGACCTGCGTCCATACCAGCAATACCACCAGCACCAACAGAGTTGACTGGCTCTTCTTCTAGATTAGGTTTAGTATTAATCTGTTTTTTAAAAGATGATAAATCTTTTTTAGCAGCTTCAGCATCTTTTACGTTTTGAGAATGAACTTTATCTACGTCGTGCCCTTGCTTTGCAAGATTTTGTTTAAGTCTTGCTCGTCCAAATGCTTCTTTAATTTCTTCATTTAAAGCCTTGACATCTGCGTTTTCTTTGATATAATTGACATATCGGTCATTAAATAATAATAAGCTTTCTTCAAGTTGTTCATCAGTTAAATCTTCATTAAGTATTGATTCATCACTGAATGCATTATACTCTTTAATTAGGAATAGAGCAGCAGCATAACTGGCTAGTTTAGAACCACCACCAGGAACCTTTGCTAACAACTTCTTAATATTAGTAACCATAACATCAAAGACACCAAATGCTTTCTTTTGAGTAGCATCTCTGTCTTTTTTCTTAATTAATACCGCACCTTTATCATCAATAATACCTTGCTTAAATGCATCCCACTTATTAAATGGGGTAGCTAATCTGCGTATAAACTGATAGACTAAAAATAGATCGACGATCATTGCGTCATATTCCTTCGAGTAATTCTTTTATAATGCCGTCTGAATCAATATTATCTATGCTCAATGCAACATCATCGTATTGTATGATAAGAGGCATGTAGTTCAAATATTCCACAAAAGGCTTTAAACAATCATGAAACTCGTGAAGCTTCATGAAGAGCATGTTTGTTGCTTCCGGACCAAATACGTTGAATATAATAATAAGATGATTCAAAATCAACCTTTCCTTTAAGTCTCCATCCTGTCGGTACCTACCAAATAATTTGCGTAGGTACTGGAATCGCTTTAAGTCCTCTTGAAACTCAGATATATCAGAGCATTGAGGGTTATCATAATGTTTTGATGCAAACAACAGAAAGGTTGATTCTGTTAATATCATATTATATATCTTCTTTTAATTTATGCGTCAGCTACAATAGCATCTTCAACTGCGGTATCACCAGTAACACCTAAGTCGCCTGCATCTGCAGCAGATACTTTCATTGGTACTAGGCATTCAGCGTGGTGACGTGTACCATCTGTGTGGTATAACCACCAACCTGGACCAGTAATACCCTTAGCGCGGTTAGCAGCAATGCCAGCCTCGGTAAGGTCGACGAAGATTGCATTGTCGCGATCGTTTGATTTGTTTGTGTTAGTCGCAGCATCTTCCAACCAAGTTGGTACTGAAGCTAGTGCGTCTGTTTTTCCCCATAGTGCCATTGTTGTTCTCCTAATTAACGGGTTTATTAAATCTATTTATAAGCTTTTATGCGGTTCCATCTGCCTTAGCATCGGTTCCATTTTTAGTGTCTCGTTGTTTCTTTTTAAGATCTGTAACACGCTGTTTTGCGGTTCTGATTCTTTCTCTATCTGCTGCTTTCTTTTCAGCAGCATCTGCTTTCTTTTCAGCAGCGTCTGCTCTACCTGCAGCAGTTACTCTATTAGCTGCTTTACCAGCAAGTCTAGCAGTACCTACAACAGCTTTAGCACCAAGTTTAAATGCTCCGCCGATTGCTTTACCGATGATCTCGTTAAGCTCTTCTTCAGTCATATCTTCGAGTTGATCTAAAGTAATATTGTTTTCATTAATATATAATGCAGTAATATCATCAATAGCAGCCTCATCTAATGACTCTTTAAAAGATTCATAGTTAGCTTGTAAGTTTTTATCATTTGCATTCTTCTTTAAGCCAGC